AGCACAATTAATCAAACAACTGGCTTCATATCACGAATTACCATATAGTTTTATTTTGAAAATTGGTTCTTTGTGGTGGAATTATAAAAATGAAACACCAGAAGAATTTTCTGTTTTTGGTGGTTTAGGTTCTGGAGACGGAGGAACTATGGGTAATGATGGGGACATTAGATGTAACGAATGGTATGTTGACCCAGCATTTGCAAATGTTAATGGTTGGTTTGACTATACAGATAGTGGTAATACATTACCAGGTTTAGATACAAACCAACAAACACTAGGAATATGGCCTAGGTTAATATCCATGACTCACAACATTATAACAGGTAGTAATATATTACCTAATGTTGGTACATGGGTGCCAGTACAGGACTTACAAACAAATTTCTTAGGTGGGTACGTAATGGAGGTTGTAAAAGAAGAAATACCAAAAGTTGAGGTTGGTGGTGTAGAGTATAGTTTTTATACAACATACGCAGACTCGAATAACATACCACCTGGACTTGGTGTGCAAGAATTAGACCCCACAACAAACCCATACTACATACTATACCCATCAAGTGGAGGACTAATTAATTCTGATTTAGAATATATAGGTGATAATATAACAACAGCAGCTTTTGATGGTAGTGCGAGATTTTTATGGGCGGGTGCTGGATTTGGTTCTTTTGATGTTAAAGCAGGGACCAATTATGGAGCTATATATGGTAGGGTTCCTTGGAGTAATTACTTTAAAAGGGTAAATAACGCTAAAGGAGAACAAGACGCTTGGAACATTAACTTAACAACAACAACATCAAGTAATTATGAAAGTTTTAACGAATTACTATCTATTTTCCCAGCCCAAGTTTTAGAAAAATTTGAAGACGAATTTATAAAGTTCTCGACACCATCAAACCCAGACGCTAGTGTTGTAGATGGTCAGTATACTTCATTTATAGAAATATTTAAGAAAATCATGGTAGTACCAAAAGAGTATGTTACTGAGGTTACTGGCAATGTAACACACACCACCCAGGATATAGCTAACGCACAATTATCACAATTTTTAAATATTAATGATACTTTTTTAAATCAAACAATCATATACAAACATGGTTCGGTAAGTGGGTTTGATATAATAACTAGGTTGGATGGTCAAGGTGGTGGGACACCAACAAATCAATTAATAGGACTTTTATTGGGTAAAGGAAAAATTAAAGAATCGTATAACTTACCTAAGTATGTTGCGACAGATTGGCCTACAGGATATCTAGATGCCCAATTTCAAATGGATATTGGGGATACAGTTATCACCAAAGAAGAAGTTGGAACTAGTACAGAATTCCAAGATGTCTGTAACCTATGTTTTCAGTTTTTTATTAATTTTGACATATCACCTATCACAGTATTTTCTTTTGCTCAAATACTTAAATATTATGTCACAAATTGTGCTAGTCTATCAACACCTTTAAACAAACAAGAGTTTATAGATATTCTAAAAAACCTACAGGAGAGTAACTTTGAAACAGAAAGAAACGTATACATAAATAATTTTTTACAAGAAGTATCAAAAATAGACCCACTAGGTAAATTAAGGGGTGAATCTGATGAAGACCCAGAACGACCAAAAATTGATGGAGATAATTTAAAACTAGAACTATATCAGTCATTTAAAACATTTAACGATAAGTGGATTGCTGGTACAGAAGTGCAGGGTTCTGATTTAAAAAAACCCACACCGACATCCAATACCGGTGTTCCATTCTATAATACAATATTTGAAAGGTTTTTATTTTTAGACAGGAGAAATATGGATATTGGTAATGAGGCTGTTGGGGACATTTATGTGTTTAAAGGGTTGGCACTAGCGGCAAACTCACCAGGTTCTGTGTCGGTTAAACAAAACATAAGTGCGTTTATGAGTAATATGTGTAAAACAAATTACTTTAACTGGATACCGTTACCATCATATATTAATTTTTATAATATTGAAGGTAATGAGACCATAAAACAAGGTAATGCTATGTTCGGTGCATTTAAGGAGGTAGATAGTACAGATTCTTCACCCGTATACCTATGTCAATATGTTGGTCCACCATCTACAAATTTAGATATAAAAACACCAACATATGGGTTCAATAATGATTCTTTTATTTTGGACAGAGTTAGTCCAAATCCATTAATAAACAATACCCCACCAGCTGACCCTGAAAGTCTAAATTTACAAAATAAAGTAATGGCGTTTGCTGTTGATTTTGGTATCCCAAATCAACAAATATTCCAAGATATATCCTTAGACCAAACAGAGTTCCCAAACACTAGTGAATCTTTTATAATAATAGAAGATATGGGTAAATTAGCGAGTGGGTCAAAAGTAGCAACTAACTCACTCAACTTATTTAATTTGTATAAATCCAGGTCGTACCAATGTAGGGTTACGTGTTTTGGCAACGCTTTAATACAACCAACTACGTACTTCCAATTAAGATACGTACCAATGTTTAGTGGGCCATACTTAATTATGGATGTCAGCCACTCAATATCTAATAATGAGATGACTACAACCTTTACTGGTATTAGAGTTGGTATCCCATCATTACCTAAGGTTACCGATTTAATATCTGGAATACAAGAAACGTTATTAAAAAATCTAAAAGAAGATGAACTTGAAGATGTTACTATTGACAATATTGGGTTAGACTCTTTTGATTTGATTGAGGTTAGTTCCCAATTACAACTTAATGATGAAGAAGACATTATACAGATTAATTTATTAGGTATTGAATTACAAGACCCGGTTACTTTAAGTAAAATAGTAAAACCAAGTGGAGCACAAATATTTGAAGCGAAACGAAAAGGTAGACTACATAAAGGGGTTGATTACTCACCTAAACAAGAATTTAAAGGTGAACTAATACGAATAACCTCACCAGTAACTGGTATTTTAAGTAAAAAATATAGTGGTTGTAAAGTGGGTACCGGAAAAGCTTGTGGTGGTGGATATGGTAATCATGTCTACATAACTAGAACACTAATAAAACAAACAGATACCTCTTCTTGGGTTAAGGGTGGTGTATCTAAATATGAATTTGTTTTAGCACATCTACAAGATAAATCGTTCATAAGTTTAAGTGAGGGTGTTGCTGTAACAAAAGGACTATTTATAGGTAATATGGGTAATACTGGAAATTCTACAGGAACTCACTTACATTATGAAATAAGAAGGTATGTTATAGATGAAAATTTAACGGAAAGAATGGAGTATTTAAACCCAGATAAATTCGATAGTGATTACATAACTGAAATTGGTTAGTGGTAAAAAAGAATTTAAATAAAGTAATTAATATTTATTAATAAAAGAAATTATGATATCAGAAGATTTAAAAAAGAAATTAGGTAACTTTATCGGTAAAAACACAACCAATATTGTAGAAAAATCCAGTGCTGTGGACAACACATCTAAAGAAGTGTGTGACTTAGATACTGGAATATGTTACACTGTAAGAACTAGAGACGGTTTAATAGAAAGAAATGAAAACGGTATGATGCTTAATAGAAAGGTACAAGTAGAATCACCAACAGGAGAAATCAAACAATTGTTAAATGGGTAATTTAGAAAAGAAATTAACGGAAGAACTAAATAGATTTAATCAAATCTCGTATAACTCTAGTAATCTAGAAGAACAGGTTGGTGGTATGGGTAATGGCTCTGGGTTTGTAGACACTGCAGGTTCTTCAGAAAGGTTAGAAAAATTTCAAATCCGTCAACAAGAAATGGCTGAACAAGAAGAACTTGACATTGAAACTCCAGATACTGATAACGAGACTACCGATGATGAATTTCCAGAAATGCCAGACCCGAATACAGACACAACAGATACAGACACAACAGATACAGACACAACAGATACAGACACAACAGATACAGACACAACAGATACCACTGTAACAGACACGACTACAGATAATACTACAGAATTAGATGTTACAGAACTAGTATCCAAACAAAGTGATACTATTGATGTGGTTAAAGATGGTAATGAAAAATTAGACTCACTAATGAGTATGTTAGGTAATATGGAAGACAAATTAAGTGGTATGGATTCATTAATGAATCAGATTAGTAATTTAGAAAAAAAGATAGAAAAAAATAGACCAAAAACAGAAGAGGAAAAACTAAAGTTGAGAAAACAGGATTCTGGACCATATAATCAAACACTATCTGATTATTGGGACGATAGCCAAGATAAATTTAAAGAACAAGGTAAAGAAGATTACGTATTAAGTAGTAGTGATGTTGAAAATTATTCCGATTCAGACATAAAGAAAAGTTTTGACATTTGATAAATAATAAAATATTTAATAAATTTAAAAGTCCTAATAAGGGCTTTTTTTTATGTTAAAAATTGCAGTTAGTTAATTGACAAGACGTAATAAGTTCCTTATATTTAAATAAACATTAATTAAAAAAAATAAAATATTATGAGTTCACTAGATGCTGTATTAGCCCAATACGAAAAAAACAAACAGACGACATCCTCTAAACCGAGAATGTCAGATGAAGACAGATTAAAACAATACTTCACTATTGCATTACCTAAAGGTACTAAGCAAGGTGAAAAAAGAATTAGAATACTACCAACAACGGATGGTAGTTCTCCATTTAAAGAAGTGTTTTTCCACAACACACAAGTACAAGGTAGATGGATGAAAATTTACGACCCAGGTAAAGATTCTTTGGGTAAACCAACAGGAGAAAGAAGTCCATTAAATGAAGTAGAAGAAGCACTTAAGTTAGCTGGCGATGAACAATCAAAAGAATTAGCAAGACAATACCGTTCACAAAAATTTTACATAGTAAAAGTTATTGATAGAGATAAAGAAGAAGATGGTGTTAAGTTTTGGAGGTTTAAACACAATTGGAAAGGCGACGGACCAATTGATAAAATTATCCCTATTTGGAGAAATAAAGGGGATGTTACTGATATTAACGAAGGTAGAGATTTAATTCTTATACTACAAGCAGTTCCATTACCAGGTGGTAGAGGTGAGTATACTACAGTATCTTCTGTTATGTATGAAGACCCAGGTAAACTATCGGAGAATGTTTCAGAATCTGAAGAATGGTCATCCAATGAAAAAATTTGGAAAGACGTATACTCACAGAAACCAGTTGAGTACTTAGAGGCTATATCTAAAGGTGTTGAACCGGTTTGGGATAATGAATTAAAAAAGTATACGTTTGATGACCCTAGTATGAAGGCAAACAGCACTATAGATATGGGTGGTTCTGATAGTAAAACTTTTGTAGACCCACAAACAAACCAGAAAGCAGACGAAGATTTACCATTTTAAATTCTAACAACATGGCATTAAAAAAGAAAAGTTTCGCGGATATAAAAAGTAAATATTCAAAAAAAGCCACATTTAAATCAGATAGATTTTTTGACCTAGGACCAGAATTCCTTGACGCTACAGGAATACCTGGTCCAGCAATGGGCCATTTACAAATGTTTTTGGGGCATTCAGATACTGGTAAAACTACAGCACTTATTAAGACAGCTGTTGATGCTCAGAAAAAAGGGATATTACCGGTTATAATAATAACTGAACAAAAATGGGGATTTAATTACGCAAAGTTATTAGGGTTTGACTGTGAAGAGGTGGTAGACAAAAGCACTGGTGAGATAGATTGGGATGGTTTTTTCCTATTTAATAACGATTTCGAGTATATAGAACAAATTACAGATTACATTAACGAACTTCTGGAAGCACAAGAAAAAGGTGATTTGGAATATGATTTATTATTTTTATGGGATTCTGTAGGTTCTATACCATGTAAAATGACATTTGATGGTAAAGGTGGTAAGATGCACAACGCAGCGACTTTAGCTGATAAAATAGGTATGGGTATAAACCAAAGAATAGGAAAATCTAGAAGAGAAGATTCTAAATTTACAAATACGTTAGTGGTGGTAAACCAACCTTGGGTTGAATTACCAGACAACCCTTTTGGCCAACCAAAAATTAAAGCGAAGGGGGGTGAAGCTCTATGGTTAAACTCTACATTAGTTTTTAGATTTGGAAATCAAAAAAATGCTGGAACAACAAACATTTCAGCGGTTAAAGAAAAAAGAAAAGTTAAATTCGCGACAAGAACTAAAATAACTATTATGAAAAATCATGTTAATGGTTTAGGTTATGAAGATGGTAAAATTTTAATAACCCCACACGGATTTTTAGCAGGAAAAGAAATTTCAGAAGAAAAAAAATCAATAGAAAAATATAAACAAGAACACGCCACATTTTGGTCCGAACAATTAGGTGTTGGTGGTGACTTCCACACAAAAGAAGAAGAAAATGAAAATTAATATAGGGAATAAAGTAAAGGTTCATTATGTTGGCAAACTAACAGATGGTACAGAATTTGACAACTCAAAAAAAAGAGAAAAACCTTTTGAGTTTGTTATTGGTGAAGGTAAAATGCTTATCGATTTTGAAAATACCGTTAGAGGTATGAGTATTGGTGAAACAAAATCAGTTGATATAGAATCGTCAGCAGCTTATGGTAGTATAAAACCAGAAGCTGTGGTTAAAGTACCAAGAATCGATTTCCCAAAAGAATTTAGATTCGTTATAGATGAGGTAATTCAAGGTAAAACAACACAAGGAGTTTTAACTAAAGCTAGAATACTTGAAGTAACAACCGAACAAGTCACATTGGACATGAACCATCCACTAGCTGGCAAGGATTTGAATTTTGAAATAGAACTTTTAGAAATAGAAAAATAGTGTTTAACCTTTAATAATAATAAATTGACCAAAACTCTTCTTGTTGATGGAAACTCATTACTACAGTTAGGCTTTCATGGGCTAAAAAACTTCCAAGATAGAAATAAGAATCTTGGAGCAGTTTTTTATTTTCTAAATACTATAAAAAAATTAATAACAGAATATAGTTTTAATAAAGTTGTGGTTGCTTGGGATGGTCCAAAAAACTACGAAAGTAGAAGAAAGGTTTATAAAAATTATAAAATTAATAGAGCAAATAAAAGATTAAGTGACGAACAAACCGACTCACTATATTCCCAAAAAGTAAGAACACAACAATACCTAGAAGAAATTTTTATAAGACAATGTGAGTTTATAGGTCACGAAGCGGATGACTGTATAGCTTTTTATTGTCTAAATAATGATAACGAAGAAGTAACAATACTAACCAACGATAGAGACCTAACCCAACTAGTGTCGGACAACGTTAATTTAAAACTTTTAAATAATTCAGATATTGTTAAAAAGGGTGATAAAATTAAATTTGAAAAACATTTTATCCCGGTAGAAAACATAAAGGTCATTAAAATTATATGTGGTGATTCTTCTGACGATATAAGTGGTATAAAAGGTGTTGGGATAAAAACAGTTATAAACACAGTACCTGAAATATTAGAAAAAAGCATAAATCTTGAATATTTTTTATATATGTGTAGAGATAAACACCTTAAGGGGGAAAGTAATTTTAGGGTTAATAATATAGTAAAAGGAATCACTAAAGAAGGTGAGTTAGGAAAAGCTTTCTTTAAAAGAAATAAATTTTTGGTAGATTTGAGCCAAACACTACTACCAAAAGAATCTCAAAATGAGATTAAAGAACTTATAAGTGAAAATATGGACCCAGAAGGGCGTTCTTATAAAAACCTATTAAGAATGATGATGGAAGACGGTTTATTTAGTTTTATTGGAAATTCTGATAAATCTTTCGTAAACTTTACTGAACCATTTTTAAGACTAACAAGGATTGAAAAAAATAAATTTAAAAAAATTTAATAAAATGCAAAAAACAGAAGAAAAAGAAAAATTTGAGTTCGTACTATCAATTGAAGATAATATTATATGCCAAAGATTTTTTACGGTAAGAAATCATAACATCAAAACATTAAGGTCAATTGATTTGTATTGGACAGTACAAGATATTAAAGATGTGATTGTTAACCAACTAATTTTAAAAACTGTAGATATTATTGACGAATATTTTAAAGAAGATATGTCAAAACAACAGGTAGAAAATGAAGATTTTACAATAGTTATAAAAAAAGGAAGTAGAATAATAATGACTAGGATTTTCCCAGCCAACATATACCCACCGAAAGTTAGGTATTCTGTAGATGTAAGACCAAAAATATCGTTTATTTTAAGAGAACTTACTGACACATTGTCATTGAAACAAAGTAGTGGTTACTACCTAGATAAGCAACTTTAAATAGTAATAATTACTATTTATTTTTAAACAATATTATATGAATAAAATAGAAAACTTCGGATACTTAGGATATAACTTTCAGATAAAAATACTACATCTAATTATTATAGATAAATCTTTCGCAAACTCAATTATAGAGAGTATTTTGCCAAAATATTTTGATAATCAGTATTTTAAACTGATAATGCAATTAATTAAAGATTATTATGAGAAATATGACTCAGTCCCAACATTTGAAGGGTTACAACAATTAACACAATTGGAGATTTCTTCTGAAATGGCTAAAAAATATGTAATAGATACATTAAAAGAAGTTAAAGAGTCAGATTATGAAGACCATTTATTTATAAAAGAAAAAACAATAAAATTTTGTAAACAACAAGAATTACAAAAAGCTATTAGAAAAGTAGAAAAGATATTAGATAAAGGTGAGTTTGAAAGTTACGATAAGTGTGAAGAGTATGTAAGAAAAGCTATAACTATAGGGGACAATAATGACGGAAACCTAGAGGTCTTTCAAAACATAGAAGAGGTACTTGAAGTAGACTATAGACACCCAATCCCAACTGGGGTAGACGGCATCGATAATTTATTAAACGGTGGGCTAGCAAAAGGTGAATTAGGTGTTATATTAGCCCCTACCGGTGTTGGTAAAACCACAATACTAACCAGGTTTGCTAATACAGCTTTTAATATGGGGTATAATGTATTACAAATATTTTTTGAAGATAATCCTAAGATAATACAAAGAAAACATTTTACCTGTTGGACCGGCATACCACCACAAGAATTAAGTGACCACAAAGAAAAAGTGTTAGCTAAAGCTAGTGAGATGAAAAAACAAGAAGGTAAGTTAATATTAAAAAAGTTAGCTTCAGACGAATTTACAATACCACAGATTAAAAACCAAATTAGAAAAATAATATCAGAGGGTGTTAAATTAGATATTGTGATTTTAGACTATATTGATTGTGTTATACCAGATAAAAGTTATAATGATGAATGGAAAGGTGAGGGTTCTGTTATGAGAAAATTTGAAGGAATGTGTCATGAGTTAAATTTAGTTGGGTGGACAGCTGCACAAGGTAATAGGTCGTCAATATCTTCTGATGTTGTAACCACAGACCAAATGGGGGGGTCAATTAAAAAAGCACAAGTAGGACATGTCATAATTTCAATAGCAAAATCATTACAACAAAAAGAACTTGGATTAGCTACCATCGCTATTACAAAATCTAGATTGGGTCAAGATGGGATTATATTTGAAAATTGTACATTTAATAATTCTACATTAGAAATAAACACACAATCAACACAAACCTTCTTAGGTTTCGAAGAAGACAAAACACAAAGAAACCACAAAAGAGTGATGGACGCTCTAGAAAAAAGAGAAAAAACATTAAACAAATAAATAAATTAAAAACTATGGAAATTTCTAACAAAATTTTATCGGATATTACTGTGTATATGAAGTATGCAAAATATTTACCTGAACTTAACAGAAGAGAAACGTGGGAAGAACTGGTAACTAGGAATAAAAACATGCATATAAAAACTTACCCAAACCTAAAAGGTGAGATAGAAGAAAAATATAAATTTGTGTATGGTAAAAAAGTATTGCCGTCAATGAGGTCTATGCAATTTGGTGGTAAACCAATTGAGATATCACCTAATAGGATATATAATTGTGCTTACCTACCTATTGACCATGTTGATTCATTTTCAGAAACAATGTTTCTATTGCTAGGTGGAACAGGTGTTGGTTATTCTGTTCAAAAACATCACGTAGAAAAATTACCAGTGATAAGTAAACCATACCCAAAAAGAAAAAGAAGATTTTTAATTGGAGATTCAATCGAAGGTTGGGCGGACTCCATTAAAGTTCTTATGAAGTCATATATGAATGGTGGGGGTAGTAGGGTAGAATTTGACTTTTCAGATATTAGAGCAAAAGGAGCAAGACTTGTGACCTCAGGAGGGAAGGCACCAGGACCACAACCATTAAAAGAATGTTTGGTTAAAATTGAAGGTATACTTTCACAAAAAGAAAATGGTGATAAACTATCTACATTGGAGGTGCATGATATCGTATGTCATATTGCCGACGCTGTATTGGCGGGTGGTATCCGTAGGGCAGCACTTATATCATTATTTAGTGCTCATGATGAACAGATGATTGGGTGTAAGTCAGGAAATTGGTGGGAGTTAAACCCACAAAGAGGTAGGGCTAATAATTCTGCGTGTTTGATGAGGCATAAAATAACTAAAGAATTTTTCTTAGATATATGGAAAAGGGTAGAATTATCAGGAGCAGGAGAACCAGGAATCTATCTTAATAACGATAAAGACTGGGGTACTAATCCGTGTTGTGAAATCGCTTTGAGACCGTACCAATTTTGTAATTTATGTGAGGTAAATGTCTCAAACATAGAGTCACAAGAAGATTTAAACGAAAGAGTAAAAGTTGCGGCGTTTATTGGAACTTTACAAGCTGGGTACACATCATTTCATTATCTAAGAGAGGTGTGGAAAGAAACAACAGAAAAGGATTCACTTATTGGGGTATCAATGACAGGTATTGGTTCTGGTAAAGTTTTAGGTTATGACACTAAAAAAGCGGCAAGTTTAGTTAAGAGAGAAAATACTAGGGTATCTAAATTATTGGGGATTAATCAAGCTGCTAGAACAACCACAGTAAAACCAGCAGGAACAACATCCTTAACATTAGGAACATCATCAGGTATTCATGCTTGGCATAATGATTATTATGTTAGACGTGTTAGAGTGGGTAAGAATGAAGCTATATACACATATTTAAAATTACACCACCCAGAATTAGTTGAAGATGAATATTTTAGACCACATGACACAGCTGTAATATCGGTACCACAAAAAGCACCCGAAGGTTCCATACTAAGGACTGAATCACCATTTCAACTACTAGATAGAGTCAAAAAAGTTGCTCAGGAATGGGTAGTTCCAGGACATAGAGCTGGGTCAAACACCCACAACGTGTCTGCAACAATTAGCTTAAGAGACCATGAATGGGATGCAGCTGGTGAATGGATGTGGGAAAATAGAAAACATTACAATGGTTTAGCTGTCCTACCTTATAATGGGGGGAGTTACATACAAGCTCCATTTGAAGATATAGACGAAGAAACATACAATAAACTAATGCAAACATTAACCACTATTGATTTAACTAAAGTTATTGAGTTAGACGATAATACTAATTTATCGGGTGAATTAGCTTGTTCTGGTGGTGTGTGTGAGATAGATGTTGATTTAAATACTTTAAGTACTGATGATAAAGAAATCGTAGTAAGTCAAACACAGTGAAGACTAATATAGAAAATGTCAGATAAAACAGAAGATATATTATACCAAGCACACAAAGAGGGGTTACGAGAAGAAGTAATTGCTACCTCACAAAGCCTAGATGGGGCAAAACATTGGTACACATATGGTGATAAAATAGAAGAAGCGTATAATATAGTGAAAAGTAAAAAGAAGAAAAAGTTAGACCATAAGGATTTTTATTTGGAAAATGGTAAAATGGTTTTAACAGAAGAATATCACATAAAAAGAGGTAGTTGTTGTGGGGGTGGGTGTAAACACTGTCCTTTTTGGCCACAGTATGTTAAGTTAAATAAAGAACTTAGAAGTGATATTTATAATAATAATGAAACACCTAATTAAAAAAATATTAAGAGAAGAGTCTTATTGGCAAACAACTGATGACGATAAATGGAATAGTTTAGAAAAGGACCTAAGACACGTCGTTGAACGTTTAATTGAGCGTCATAAAGATAATTTTGGTGGTGACCAGTACGAGGTAATGGGAGCTATAGAACAAGTGTTGGAAGGTATGTTCCAGAAAGTCGATAGATAAACTAAACTAAAGTATTTATTTAATATGACAATAATAGCAAGAGAAAGGTATGGGGTATCATTTCCATTTCAAGACAGTGAAAGTGGGTTTTTTCTTAAAACAACAGACACACTACCAGAAGAGATAAAAGCGGATTTAATCCATCTTATACTAACAAGAAAGGGTACTAGATATTTTTTACCAGATTTTGGTACCGGGTTATACGAATATATTTTCGACCAAATGGACAAATCAACATTTGCCGCAATAGATTCTGAATTGAGAGACACCATAAAAAAATATATCCCAAATATTGTTGTTAATGAAATCAAAATAGAAACGTTAGAAGATATTAGGGAACAAGAAAAAGAGTTAAGTAATTCAAATCACCCATCTATATCATCAAAAAATAATACAATAGATACCGATTTAGATGATAGAATTTATAGAGTAGCTGGTGATGGTACTGAAGAATACACAGCTAAGATATTTATAGACTATACAATAAAAGATGATGTGTTTGGGACAAGAGACTTCGTAATTATTAATTTATAGAATGGCAAATAAAAAAATATCATACACAGAAAGAGATTTTCTAGGACTAAGGAACGAACTGTTAAGGTTAACCAACACTTATTATCCCGATTTAATACAGAATTCCAACGACTCATCAATCTACTCAGTTTTTTTAGACTTAAATGCCGCTGTAGCGGATAATCTACATTTTAATATCGATAGGACATTACAAGAAACGGTATTAGAGTCAGCACAAGAAAGAAGTTCTTTATTTAACATAGCTAGGACTTATGGGTTAAAAATACCAGGAAATAGACCATCTATAACCTTATGTGATTTTTCTATAATAGTCCCAGTAAGGGGGGACAAAGAAGATGATAGGTATTTAGGTTTTTTAAGGAGAGGAGCACAAGTAAGGGGTGGTGGACAAATATTTGAATTAGTTGACGATTGTGACTTTTCGTCACCGTACTCTTCAGAAGGGACACCAAACAGAACAAAAATACCAAATCTTGACGGCAGAGGAATTATACAAAATTATACAATAACAAAAAGGGAAGTAATTGTTAATGGGGTTACCAAGGTATTTAAAAAAGAAATAACAAATATTGACAGTAAACCATTTTCTAAAATATTTTTACCAGAAAGAAATGTTTTAGGGGTTACATCTGTAATTGAAAAAAATGGACTTACATATACAACCCTACCATCTAACTTAGAATTTATAAACGCTAAAAATAATAAATGGTATGAAGTAAATGCTTTAGCAGAGTCTGAAATATTTGAAATAGACCCATCTATACCAGCAGATAAACCTGGTATTAAGTCTGGTAAATATATATTCGCAGAAGATAGATTTATTACTGAATTTACACCCGAAGGGTTTTTCTTTTTAACGTTTGGTAATGGTAATAATAAATCACAAAACCTATTAAATGATTTTGCAAAATATGGTATAAAAGTAAATCTTAATAAATTTATAAATAATATATCTTTAGGTTCCGTAGTTAGACCCAATACAACATTGTTCATTCAATATAGGGTTGGTGGTGGTAAAGCTTCTAATTTAGGAGCTGGTGCTATAAATTCATTAGGTGTTATAGATTTTGTAGTTTCTGGTCCAGTTACTAGTATTAATAGTAGTGTTAGAAATAGTTTGAAGGTTAATAATGTTACATCAGCTATTGGTGGTGACGAACAAATGTCTACGGAAGAAATTAGAAATTACATAGCCTTTAATTTTTCAGCACAAAATAGAGCGGTAACCATTAATGATTATGTTAATAAAATAAGAACAATGCCTTCTCAGTATGGTGCCGCGGCAAAAGTTGGTGTTACAGAAATAGAAAATAAAGTTAAAGTAAGTGTTTTATCCTATACACCTGATGGAGCTCTAACATCAAGCATAAGTTCCACTTTAAAAAACAATATAGCTGAATACCTTTCTAACTATCGAATGTTAAATGATTATATAGAAATATCCTCAGCAAACATAATTGATTTAAGTCTAGATTTAGATATTGTTATAACAAATAACGCGAACCAAGGTGAAATAGTCACCAATGTTATTGATAAGGTTACCTCGTTCTTTAATGTTGACGCACATGAAATGGGCGAGACAATTAGTTTAAGTCAACTATATGGTGAAGTATCAAAACAAGAAGGAGTATTAAACGTTATAGATGTAAGAGTATACAACAATACGGGTGATGGATACTCTAATTCAAAAACAAGTCAAGACATTACAAGTAACGGTAAAATCGTAACTACAGACCAAGCACTATTTTTCTTACCTGACGAGATTCCACAAATAAGATATCCGGATGTGGATGTGAGAGTTAGGGTTAAACAAATATCCAGACCAAACATATCCTAATTATTTACATAATTTAATAAACCAACTACTTTTAATTTTAGAATAAGCAGTATTTATTATATAAAGATATTTTATGCCAAAAAATTTAAGGATTAGGACAGAAATTGGTGTCGACAAAGAAGTAACACTAGATTTAAGTCAAGATTTTGACATGCTAGAAATACTAAGTCTAAAACTACATCAAACCGACGTATACCCAAGAAATTGTTCTGATTTCGGTGTTATAGCTGGTAGGGTTATTGTTAATGGTGGTTTCGGAGTGCCTAATGCAAAAGTAGCGGTATTCATACCTTTAGACAAAGATGACGCAACAAATGATGTAATAAAGGCAATATACCCATATAAAAATCAAAATAATAGAAACGAAGAAGGTTATAGATATAACCTACTATCGTCAACACCTAATTACACAGGACACATACCAACAGGAAGTTTCCCAAAAAAGACCGACATATTTCATAACCAAAATGTTGAATATGTTTATAACAAATATTATAAATTTACAGTTAAAACTAATGAAAGTGGTGATTTTATGATTTACGGTGTTCCTGTTGGAGACCACACTGTAGTTATGAACGTTGATTTATCTGATATAGGTTGTTTTTCTATGGTGCCAGAAGATTTTAAATTACAAGGTGAACCAAATTCGTCATTTAATGGAGCTAGATTTAAAACCTCAACAAATATTGACTCGTTACCGCAAATTGTCACCATGTCAAAATTTATAGATGTTAGACCTTTTTGGGGTGATGAGGAAAGTGGGTGTGGTGCGGCAATAACTAGGACTGATTTTGATTTAAGGGAAATGGGGGTTGAGATAAAACCAACAGCTGTATTTATGGGGTCCCTAGGTACGGACCAAGCTAAAATGTCAGTAAACAAACATTGTAGACCTAGAGCAAAAATGGGAGAACTATGTTCGTTAGCACCAGCACCAGGAACTATAGAATCTATTAGATTTACACCGTTTTTTAAACAAGAAGAAGACCCAGACAATATAGGTTCTGGTATAAAAACAATACCGGTTTTACAAAGATATGATATTGATGGGGGGCATAACATAGATGATAATGGAGCTTTCTTAATTAACATACCTATGAATTTAGATTATCTTGTGACAAATGAATTTGGTGAACGAACATTTTCACAAGACCCAAATAAAGGGGTACCAACAAAAGCAAAACATAGATTTAGAATTAAACCAGACGAAACTGTAGGTAGTTCTAGACAAAGAAGGCGAGGAGCGTACCTAGTACCAAATATTAAAGAGTATAATAATGATGCAAATGGTAACTATCAAGGAATAAATCCAGACTCCTACACATTCTCAATAGATTATTGGAAATACCCAACCCCATCAATTAACAGTGGTGAAATTATAGCATGTAAAGATTATTTTTATGAATTTTCATATAGTAAGGTGTATACTGTTAGTCAGTTTCATAATCATTGGAAACATAGAAGGAAAGACGGTTTTATTGGTGTAAAAGAAATCGCTCCCAGAGAAGAGAAATCCTGTGACGGACAAGCAAATCCTTTTCCAACAAATACAGCAAACAAAAACATAAATTTTAACATAGTCCTTAACCAGTTTTTAACTAGAATGTTACAAGTAATTTACACAATCATTTATATGATTATGGCATTAGTTTGTACTGTTGTTGAATTTATATTGGGATTTATTACTTGGATTAAAAATGTCATTAATTCGGCTTTATGTACCATGTGTCATTGGATTTATTGGAGGAGTAGTTCAAAGAATAGGAACTGCAGGTGTGGTTCCTGTCCTTGCTCGAAGAAGGACGAAAAAGCTAAAAAATGTAAGGATATATTTGGGTGTATGTTTTTGAGAGTTACAAAATATCC